ATTGTGATATAATTTTTTATTATTTAATTTTTTCATATTACATATTAAATGACAACTCGAACTTATTTATCAACAAATCCAAATATTAAATTAATCACAAATGGATTGAATTCTTATAGGTTTCTAGAAGGAAAAGGACTAACTCAAAAAATAAAAATGTTCAAATTTGATGATTTAAATAAATCTATTGAAATTAACCTTGGAACAAATAATTCAGATGCTAAATATTTATCTGTTGTCGCATCTGGAACCGGACAATTAGTTGTAGCTAACAATTTATTAATTACATCGGATATTAATGGAATAAACTTATATTTTAAAAATCAACTTGAATATACATTTAAATCAAATTCATCAAATGTTAATTTTATATCACTTGTCTTTCCACAACTTAATAATAAACAACAAAAATTATTAATCAAAGTTAATCACGAATTATATCAATCTAATAATTATATTAACGAATCACTTAATACAATTATTATTGGTAAATCCTTTAACGGTTATATCGGTGGTATTAATTATGATAATAACTCTAATAGTTTCCCTAATACCGATGAATTTATAATTCGCAAATTACAATCATCTGGTATTAATTCATCATACATAACACCACCACCAATACCTACAACAACTCCACCAATGACAACTTCACCAATGACAACTCCACCAATGACAACTCCACCAATGACAACCTCACCAATGACAACCCCACCAATGACAACCCCACCAATGACAACCTCACCAATGACAACTCCACCAATGACAACCCCACCAATGACAACCTCACCAATGACAACCTCACCAATGACAACTCCATCAATGACAACCTCACCAATGATAAATGAAATTCAAACAATGACAACCTCACCATTGATAAATGAAATTCAAACAATGACAACCGCACCAATGACAACTCCACCATGGATGACAAATGAGGTTCAATCAACGACAACTACTCCATGGATGACAAATGTTATTTTACCAACACCAAGCCCACCATCAGGAACTTATAATCCGATGTTAATGACAACACCAGCACCAACAACACCAGCACCAACAACAACAACACCAGCACAAATAATAGTTCAACATAATCTTAATTTGTTATTTGGTGAAAATTCAAAAAAAAATAATTCACATATATTATAAGATGAGTAGTTATACATTGATTTGTTTTAGATTTTTATGAGTATCCCACTTATGTATATTGCTTGTATTAATAAATCTAGAAACAGCTTGATCCCATGTAGCGGGGGTTCCATTTTCCAAGTCTATAGAAAGGTCATCTTTACTTAAAATAAGACTATGAATCGCAATTAGTAAGTTTTCAATACTCATTGTAGGATTATATCCTGATTCTGTTTGTGAGTTTGTAATATTTTCCATACAAATAGAGCCTTCTTTTGTTACGAAAGTTTTTAAATCAATGAATCTAGGTAAAATAATTCGAATGAAAGGTGGTTCAAATGGATAAGAGCCCGGAAAAGTAATTTCGAATTGAATGTATGGTTTTACATTAAATTTGTGTGAATACAATGATAATAATTTATGTAAATTATGATTTTCAGGAACTGTCATACCAACAATCCAAACATTTGTATTAATTTCTTGAAAATCAACGAAATAAGATTGATTGTTTAATTTTATGTTTTTTAATTCCTTTTCAATTCTGTTTATCTTTCGAGGATTTGAACCGTTTTCTATGAATTTTAATTGACTAGCAGGTAGCATTTTTAAATTATTTAAATTATAAATTATAAATTCCACTATATAAATAATTAAAATCAATTTTTTTTAGATAGAAATAGATCTATTTTATCTAATAAAAAACTAATAAAAAACTAATAAAAAATCAAAATTAAAAAATCAAAATTTAGATTTTCCATCCATGATCACGTGCGACACGCTTAAATGCTTCATGTGCTTCATGACTGGAATATGGTTTAGTGTTAACCATATCTATTTCTGGTTTTCCCATTAGGATTTGAGTTTGAATACTAACCAATGTATTTTCCATATTCATTGAGGCACTCCATCCATTCTCATCGGCTTTAGTAAGAAATTCCATACAAATTGAACCACCAATTGTAATATGACCCGTGTGAAACATAAAACGAGGTGTAATTACTCTAACAAAAGGAGGACTAAAAGGATAATCCTCTGGAAATGTAATCTCAAAATTGACATAATCTCCAGTTTTGTATTTAGCATCATATGCTTCGAGTTTCTCTTGGAGTTTTGAATCTGAATCTTTTGGAAACCGCATCTTAACATCCCAGATGAAAAGATTATCACCCCTTGTACTGACTTCGAAATCATTATTTCGTTCAGAACCCATCATTTTCTTAAGATCACTTGAAATACGCTTGACCGCAATAGGATTTCCTTGTCCAATAAATTTATCTTGAGCACTCATATTTGAAATTTTATTGTAAAATAATTAAATTGATAATTTTATAAATAATAATTAATTTAAATCAATTTTTTATTAATTGTAGATTAGCTAAAACATCAATAAAACATCAATTTTCCAAATCTTTGATAACTTACGGCAATTTCAATGTATAATTCATTAATTATATCACTTAATTTATATGTCGGACTCCATGATTTTGGATACGTTTGATTATTATTATTATCATTATCAAAATATTTATTTGTAATCAATTCTGTAAAATAATCATGTTCAATACGACCATCTGAATAAATCTTTCCATGATTAATAGATGTTTCACCAATATTATATTTAAATGTAATTAAAGTAATTTTTGGAGGATTGATTGGATATTTATAACTTAAATCAAATTCAAGTGTTATGGGACTATTTTCAAATAAATCATACATTTCAGGAAACGTATTTTTATCATAAAATAAATTCACATACCATTTTGTTGGATTTGGATTTTCCCAATTGAGTCGCAACTTATATAAATCAGGTTCTTTATTATTAAAATACATATTAATAAATTCATTTCTGATTCGAGTAGTCATACTATATTTATTATCTTTATATGATTTACTCTCAAAAGCAGGTTGTTTCCAATTATCAAAAAACTTCCTTGTATCATCAACATTTTTAAACGGTTCGATTCGATTCATTTTTTATTTATTTTCTTATAAATATACTAGAATTTATAATTTATATCAATTTTTTATTTTAAATATTGAAATCAATTTTATATAATAATCACATAACCTAAAAATAAAATATAATCTAGAATTAAATATAATCTAGAATTAAATATAATCTAGAATTAAATATAAATTATAAATATGTTTAATATTTGAATTTAATAATATAAATTAAAATAAAGAATAAGAGTTAAAATAAAAAATAAATTAAAAAGATGTATAATGCTTATCTTTTTACGAATTATTTTATACAATCTATTAATATGAATCCATTTTTATTAGTCAATGCTATGACAGATTATTCATTATTTTCGTTTGATTCAGATGTTATAATTCAAGGTTCATACAATATTGCGAATAGATTATATTCAATTGGATTATATAATTTAACTATTTATCCAGAAAATTATGTTGTTCAGTGGCTTCCATCAAATGGATTTTTAATAAATTTATATGGAACATTTAATTATAATATTGGAACACATTTGTTAAGTAATACTACATCAAGAAATGTTTTTATAACAATGATAATTGAACCATGGAATGATTTATATTATTTAACTAATTTAATAATTAAAACAAAACCTGAATATACAATGTTTAATAAAAATTATAATCCATATGATTTGGGGACATTTAGTTATAATGATTATCAATTTCCATAAATTGTTCTAAATTTATATTGAATATAATATATTAATATTAATATCATGATAATACTAACAAAACTAATAACAATTAAACCCCAAAATGTGTATTGATTTCTAATTTTTTGGTGTTCAATAATTTGAAGATTAATATCACCTTTAATATCAGAATATTCGTATGTTTTTTGTGTTTCATCAAATTCATGATGTATATTATGAACATTATGTAATTTTCCGATTTGTTGATTAATCATTGATAATTTTGAATCGATTATTTTTTGTAATTCGTTCATATTAGTATTTAAATTATTTTTCCATTCAATAATATTTTTTTCAGTTTCTTTGTATTCATCAAGTGCTAAATATTGTTGTCTAATTAATTCATTTTTAATTTTTTGATATTTACTAACTTCAGTAATACGTAAATTAACTATTTTTTCCTCAATTTCAGGTTTAAATCGATTCGCTAATTCGATTCGTTTATTTATAATATTAATTCTTTCAGATATTTGATTATATTTTTTTTCAGATTGTTCTAATCCACTAATACCTTTTTTAATTTTTAAATATTCCGATTCGATTTTTTTATCTTTTCCACTTAATTGGTTCATTTTTTCCTTAATAAATTTTATAACTTTATTTGGATCATCGTTTTGTGTTTTATGAACGAAAAAAATGTCATTTTTAGCTTGAATTATTTGATTACTAATTCCATTAACATTTATGTCTTTTTGTTGATTTCGTTGAGTTATACGATTTGAATTTTTGATATATAAATCACCAAAATAATTTGATTGCGCTAATCTAAATAATTGATTAACAATATTAAAATAAAAATTCATCGTTTTTCTTGATTCTTGTTTTAAAATATCATTTTGTGTTTTGAGATTATTATTCAATTCAGATATGCGATTATTAATTTTATCAGTTAAAAATTCAATTTGACGTCTTCTTAATAATTCTAATTCTTGAATATATTTTATTGTATATTTTACTTCAAGACCCTTTTCCAAATATTTTTTATATGATTCTTCCATTCTAGATATTAATTTATTTTTATTCATAACCAACTCATCTTGATTATATAACTCTAGAAAGGTTTGACCGTCATTTTCATTTTTATATTCGATTGTCCAATTAGAATGTTCAGTCCATGACGGTGTCGCAATAACACTTTTATCTTGACTTGTTAAATAATTACCATGTGATTTTGATTTAAATGTAAATTTATCATCCCTTTTTTCAATAATAAATTGTGTCCATGGACTTATATCATTGCGATTTGATTCAACAATTAAATCTGGTGTTATAGCGATGAATTTTCCATATGATGAACGGATTCCATATGTATCTTCACTTAAACTAACCAAATTCCATTCACGTTCTTTATCAATTTCTGGTTCTTTATCAACATTAATTTGTCCATCTGAATTACTTATTAAATAGAAGTTATTACCATTTTTTAAATATATTTTTTGATAATCATCTTTTGTAATTGATGAAACTGGATTTGTTTTATATAAAGGATTTTGTTTATATCCATATTTATATTCAATTTCGTCGGTATTAATCATGTTTAATTCACCTTCCGATTTTTGATATTCAACATTTTGATACATTTTTAAACAATTTTGATATTCATCATCTGTATATATTCCTCTATCTTTAAGATTTTGACACCAATCTTGAACTTGATTTTTAAATTCCGAATAAGATTGTGTTATTTCTCCTGATTGACTTTGATATACAGCATTTACCATATTATCACCATAAAAAATATTATGTTCTTTATTAAAATTACATTTACCATCTTGACTTCCATATTGTCCATATGAATCACCAATCCAACAGTCTAAATTATTAATATCTCCTTTATAATTTTGAAGTCCAAAATATTTTTTCTTATTTTTGATAGCTTCTTTATGACATGTTTCATAATTTCCATTTCCTTTGTATATAGGTAAATCACGGTTTTTATTATCTGTATAACAACCCAAATATTTACTCATTTGATTTATGTATAGAAATTATTTCTTCAATTATCTTAGAACCTTTTTTATATAAATCTTTAATATCTCCATCATTAATAATTTCCTTATCAATCATTTGATAATTATCTAATTCTGTTTCTGAAGAATGTTGAGAAAATATTTGATTATTATCATTTGATTTATTTGGTCTTGTAAGTCTAATTAATTTACCCCCTATTTCTTTAATTGCTTCAACTTCGTGAATAAATCGAACATCTGAAATAATAATTATTAAATTTGGATTTGTTTTAATTCTTTCTTGATATGTGTTAATGAAATGTTGAACCCAAAATAATCTCGGTTTTGTTTTTATTGTCGGGAAAAATTCATTAATTTTCTTCTGAATAATTTCGGTTCCGAAAATTTGCATCATTTCCCGCGGGGTAATCCCCCATCTAGAATCAATTACTTCTTTTAATTCTTGTTTATAAACTTGTTCTTCTTTTAAAGAAAACAATTCAATTAAGGTTTTTTTAAGAGGATCAGCAAATGAATATTTTTCAATAATATATTTAGATATTAAATAATCAACCAATGTATCTTTACCAACACCTTTTTTACCAATTATTCCAATTATCATTTTAATTTTTAATTTATTTTATTTTTTTATTCTAGATAATTAACTCATTATTAAATCAATTTTATTTAAAAAATATAATATTAAATATTAAATGCCAATCCCAATTACAGAAATCAAAAATTTAGAATTTATTAAAGATACACCTATATTGGATTACTTTTCAATTATTCCATCTGATGAAGATATTATATTGATTGACCCTGCGGGAACAGCATTTCAAAATGACTCAACAAATCGGTATACTGGCGGTGGATTATCTAGGATGATATATGAATATTTTAATATAATGGGAACTGAACATTCTTATGGTAAATTAAACGCGGGTCAGGCTTTATTGAATGAAACTGTTTTTAAAGAAAAAAATAATAAAAACGTGAGAATTATACATGCCGTTGGACCAAATATAAATGAAAATTTTTTTGATTTACTTAACAAAACAATTCAATCAATTGAAAATATAATAAATAGTAATTTTAAAGATAAGAAAATATGTCTATTATTACCATTGATATCAGGAGGTATATTTAAACCGAAAAATATCCCACTTGAAAAATATGTTGAAGAATATATTAAAATGGTTATATCAAATTTTTATAACCATAAAAATATTAATGTCAAAATGTTTTTTTATAGCCATGTAGAAAGAGAAGCTCTTACTGAAGCTTTGAAAAATTTGAATATGGTTAGAATTTTTAAAAATATTATAAATGAATATAAACCACCATCAACAACATCAAAAACTACACCACCACCTCCACCACCAAAAGATATACCACCAGAAACACCACTATCTCCAACACCTTCAACAGATACACCATCAACACCTTTAAAAGTTCCAACACCTCCAGAAGCTTCATCATCACTTTCTGGAACATCACCTTCTGGAAAACCATCTTCTGATACACCATCTTTTGAAAAACCACCAACATCAACACCTTTAAAAGTTCTAATACCTCCAGAAGCTTCATCAACACCTTCTGGAACATCACCTTCTGGAAAACCATCTTTTGATACACCATCTTTTGAAAAACCACCACCATCAACACCTTCTGGAACATCACCTTCAAAAGCTCCACCATCACCTTCAAAAGCTCCACCATCACCTTCAAAAGCTCCACCATCACCTTCAAATGATACACCACCTTCTAAAACAACACCTAAAGTTCCATTAACACCTTCTGGAACTACACCACCTCAACTTACAAGTTCATCACCTCAACCTACAAGTGATTCTCCACCTCAACCATCAAAAGATTCACCATTGATAAGTGTATCAAATATGAAAAATGAAAGTAAAGATATTGAAATAATTGAAGTTGTCAAGAATGAATGTGAGAAAGTTGTTATTTTGAAAGATACAGAATCATCATTACCATTAGTAAAAAAATTATTAGATGATACTTCAATTAAAAAATATGATATGAATAATGGTAATATGATGCTAATTTTAGATAAAGATAATCCAAATTATAAAAATATTAATAGTGATAATATTACTAAAACAATTAGTAAAAATGGAAATAAATTTAATGATAAAGATGTTAAAACAATTGAACGCTATATATAAAAAATTATTAATTCATTAGGTTTGCGAATTGAACATATGGAATAGTCAAATCGGGAAGCTCAATTTGCCTATCCTTCATCCTTTCTGTCTTGTTAATTTCATTAATGTTTGATTCAATGAAAGTTTTTCCATACTTCATTTGGTTTAGAATATATTTCAATGTTCCAATTGTGAATTGGTTCTGAAGGATTTCGTAAAATGTTATCTTCTTGATCTTTTCAACTTCATCAAAAAGTTCGTTAATCTTTTTGATTCCACCAAGATAATCAAGATAAATTGTAAGAGCATCATTTATAATATTGATTGTCTTATCAAACTGTTCTTGAGTTATTTCGTCAAGTTTCTTTGATGGAACAACACCCATGTTCTGTTGAAAATTTGATGAAATTCTGTTGTTAATG